TGGGAAGCGATGGATGCAGCGTTTAGGGACGCCCTCGTTACCGGTGAAGGCTACGTCTACGTCTATGCTGACTACGAACGCGAGTGCGTGGCCATCGAACGGCTGCTCCCGTGGCAGGTTGGCGTGGATGTCACTGACGCGGAGTATGGAACTCCCACAACTTACTGGCGCACATACCTAGCGGACAAGCACCGTCTCGAGCGGCTGTTCTGCGACGGTGACCCGGACGCTTCGGAGGAAGAGCGTTCGCGCCGCGAGGGCGCTATTGAGGCCGCAGCGACGGCCTACCGGACCTCGGCCGAAGGCGTACGGAGCGCTGAGCGCTGTAAGGTGCGCGAGGTCTGGTCGATGGGCCCAGAGGGCAAGCATGCCATCGTGGTCGATGGATATCCGCTCTTCGTCGAAGACTACCCCTACCCCGACCCTCCGCTGGTCGTGATGCGATGGAACCCGCACGTCATGGGATGGGGCGGGACGGGGCTCGTATTCGAGTCCGCGATGGCCTCGGACGCCCTTAACTACGTGATGGACCGAATCATCACGGGGTACCGGCTCCGGTCCGGCCGCCGTACGTACTACTACGAGGGCACGGTTGACGAGCAGCATTTGCAGTCGAACGACGACGAAACGTTTATCCCAGTTCAGCAGGGCGCCCAAATGCCCGTTGCCGAGGTGATTCCAGCGCTGCAGCCAGGCGAGATAGAACTCGCATCGGTTATTCGCCAGTGGGGTCACGAGGGAACCGGCGTGTCGATGATGGCAGCCATGAGCCGCAAAGAGGAGGGGCTCAATAGCGGCCGTGCCATCCGCACTGCTAAGGATTTGGGGACCGCGAGGTTTGCGCCGCAGGCTCAGCATAGAGAAAATGCCTTCAAAACACTTTTCCGCCTCATCATACGGGCAGCGCGGGAGCTCGCAGAAGAAAGCCCGCAGCTCCTCGCGCGATGGCCAGGACAAGGCTTCCTCCGGGAAATGCCATGGCGCAAAGCCAATCTCGACGACGACGTCTATGTGGTCGAGATTGATACTGAATCGGCATCGGCGACCGATACCGCAGGACGCGTTGCAACGCTTGAGGAAGGCCTCGCAAGCGGCTTAGTTACTCCGGAGGCGTTTAGCCGGCTAACGGCTGGCACACTGGACCTGGACCAGGAATCGCGCGGCATTCAGTCCGAGAGGCAGTATCTCGAGGAATTGATTGACCGGTTCCTGGACGCCGAGGAAGACGATCCGGAGTTCGAGTTTGAGGGCCCCGAGGGGTTCTGCGTCGACAAGGCCGGGGCAATGACGCTGTTTATCCGGGCATATTGGGATGCGAAGCGGAAGGGTGCGCCGCTTTTCAATCTCGAATTGCTCCGGCGTTGGATAGTCGGGATGGATAGGCTGGTCCAGCGTATGTCTGGTGCCGCCTCGGGAGGGCCGGGCGCACCACCGCCTCCCGCAGGCGGGCCGTTAACTCAGGGGATGTAATGTCCGAAGATTTGCTTGCAGAGTGGAAAGAGATTGAGACTCGCTTAGACGCCGGCGAGACGCCGGAACAAGTAGCCGCCAAGCCCGAGGAGCCAGTCACTGAGACGGCTGCTGAGGAGCCCGCGGCTGAGCCCGAGCCCTCTAAGCCGGAGCCGGTCGCAGCAGACGACCGAGAGGCCAAGCGTAAGCAGCTGAGCGAGCTTGCCGAGTCGCTTGGGTTGCATGTTAGCGAGGCTCGCGTCGAGCCTGCGGAGCGCATCAAGTGGCGCCAGGAGAAGGCCGCAGAGAAGGCCGCGCTTAAGGCCGACCGCGAGCGGTTCGAGGCCGAGCGCCAGGCGCACGCTGGGCTCGCTGGCAAGGCAGAGCAGGCCTCGAAGCTGCTCGACGATGGCGAGGCCGACGAGGCGCTGCGGCTGTTGTTCGGAAAGGGTCTCGAGGACCTTAACCGTATCGAGGTGGATAAGATTCGCGGCCGCGACCCGCGCGTTACCAAGCTCGAGAAGGAGCTCCGGGCAAAGGAAGAGCGCTTGGTCAAAGCCGAGCAAGAGCGGGCCGAGAAAGAGGCCCGCGAGACCCGGACTAAGCAGCGCTCCGTGTACGTCGGGAGCCTATCTAAGGCTCTCTCAGGGGTTGACGAGTTCAAGGCGTTCGCCGCCATCCCCGACTTCGCCGAGCGCATTGTTGCCATCCAAGAGCAGGCTTATGACCCCGACGACGACACCACTATCCCAGCCGACGTAGCGGCCCGCGCTGTTATGTCCGAGCTGCGCAATCAGTATGCTATACTGAGCAAAGCATTTGGTTCCCCGGTCACCTCAGAGCCGGAGTCGCCCGTCCAGGAGGGCTCAAATCCTGCGAAGCGCAGTGTCAAACAAAGGACGGTTCCACAAACGAAAGTGTCGAGAGCGGCGGGTCCCGGCAGAACTCTCACCGACCAAGAATGGCACGAGATTGCCATGAAAGAGATGAAAGCTGCTTTAACCGACTAGCTCTCTGAGGTGACTTAAAATGGCTTCTACACTTACTACTTTTGCTTCCTTGCTTAAGCGCCGCTACGATAGCGGCAAGGTCGAAAACCTCACCCAGGCCGAGCGCCCGCTACTCGCTAGTATCCCCAAGGATACTAACGGCTCCGGCGACGGCCACAACGTGCCGCTTATCCACGGCAACCCGCAGGGAGTGTCCGGCAATCTTGCGAACGCTCAAACGGCCACGTCTAACCTTAAGGCCAAGCATTTCGTACTGACCTATGGCGACTACCACGGAACGGTAGAGATTGGCGACAAAGCCCTCATGGCCTCGCGCAATAACGTCGGGGCGTTCCTTGACAATAAGCGCGCGGAGATTGATGGCCTCTATAGTCAGATGGCCGATGACCTCGCTACGTTCCTCTATGGCAACGGCGGCATGGCACTGGGCAAGCGCGCAAGCGCGAGCACTAACGCCATCACCCTGAGCGAGCCGACCGATATCCTGCATTTCGAGGAGGGCATGACGGTCGTCGCTTCGGCTGGCGACGGCGCGACTGGCTCTGATGCGCTCCGCACCGGCAGCACGACCGTAGCAAGCGTTGACCGTGTCGCTGGCATCGTGCACCTCACGAGCGCGGCCGGTATTAGCTCGTTCGCTGATAACGACTACCTGTTCCGCCTCGGCTCGTTCGCTGGCAACACCACGAACTACACCATTGCGGGCCTGCAGGCGTTCATTGCAAGCTCAGAAAGCCCGGCCGCACTGTACTCAATGACCCGTACCACGGACCCCGTGCGGCTCGCGGGTTGCCGTCTCACGAGCACGGCCATCGCCGGTAAGAGCACGCTGGAGCGACTCAAGTTGCTCGGCGCGAAGATGGCGGGCGTTTACAAGAGCTCGAAATTCGACAAGTGCTTTATGCACCCGGAAGATTGGGAGGCGCTCGAAATCAGCCTCATGTCGCAGGGCACGCGTAGCCTCACGGACGACTCAACCAAGTTCGGCTTCCGCGTTATCGAGGCCACGCTTGGTGGGCGCGCGGTGAAGATTTACGCGGACCCCTTCTGCCCGAAGGGGACGGCGTTCCTGCTGGCGAGCAACTACTGGAAGCTGTGGTCGATGGGCGAGCTGTTCCGCACGGTCGATGGGGACGGTCTCGATATGCTGCGCAAGTCGGACGCTAATAACTACGAGTACCGCGTGGTCTCGTACCCTGCATTCGTCACTAACGCTCCGCTCTATCACGGAAGGGTTGCGGTCTAATGGCACTCGGCGACGTGTACTCGGTGCCGACTCGCGCGGTCCCGAGTACCACCGGAAAGACCCGTATCTGTCTCGTCGGTAAGGTCGTTTTTACGACCTCTGGCGCAGTGGATACTACCAACAGCGTCACCCCCCAGGTGACGCCGAGCAAGACCGGCACAGGCGCGTACCGGTTGACCATCCCTAAGTGCGCTAACGTTGTCGCGGTGGTGACGTACCACAATGCAAACGGCAGCAGCATTGTTAGCGCGACTGGCGGGGCCATCTCCGAGACTAACGGGACGGTTGATTTCCTAACCCATACTAACACCGCGTCGGACGTCGCGGACAACGCCGCGTCCGGGGATTATTTGAGCTACATCATCTGGGGGGACGCGTAAGCCATGGCACGGACTCGGACCATGACTCAGCTTATCTCGGATGTCCGCATCATTGCTGATGTTGAGTCCGAGTCCGACCGCCACCCTGACTCAGAAATCGAGCGCTTCCTTAACGAGGCCATCTCTGCTTATCGCGACGAAGTTTCATGCCTCGGAAATCCTGTCTTCCTTACTGAGCTTAATGCGACCACGCTTACCGCTGGGCAGAGCGATTACTCTCTGCCCAGCGACTTCCTGCGCTTGTTTGGGGTGACTATCGCGTCCGCTTCCGGCGACTCATGGGAGGCGTTCCCACTGGAGCTCCCAGAGCGCCACGACTTCGACGATAGCGGAGACCCGACGCACTACTCGCTGGTGCCTTCGGGCAAGATTCGATTCTTCCCCACCCCCGGCGGAGGGACGACATACCGGCTGCTTTACCTGGCGCAATGGACCGATATCAGCGGCTCGTCAACGTTCGAGCCGGTGCTGACCGACGGCGACCGGTGGGTGGTGCTCGAAGCGGCTATGCAGGTAGCTACGCGGGACGAGAACTCATCCGCATATCAAATGCTGAGCGACCGTAAACGCGAGATTTGGACGCGCATACGCCGCTCGGCGGCCACTCGCAGCAGCGGCCCTGGCAGGCGTATCGATACCAGGAGCCGGCGAGGAGTCGTGAGGCGCACTAATGTTGACTGAGCCGCTGCTTAACGCGGACATGCCCCTCATGCGGCTGGTCGATAGCCTGCGGTCGTGGGGGCGCACAGTTGCGCTTAAGACGCTCACCAATGACTATGCCTGGGACGACCTGCAGGGCGACATAGCCCGGCTCGCGGGGCCCGGAGCGCTGGACTTCGAGGCGTACCGGGACACGCCAATGAAGTATTACCATTGGCGTTACAACCGCGCGGATGAACTTTTCTGTGTGTTCCAG